ATAACGCTGTGCGGCATGTGCGGCATCGGCCCCTCGTACATGCGCGCACACGCGCGCCCGCGGGCGCGGGCGCGCACATGCGCACACGCGCACACATGCCGCACATGCCGCACATGGCGCACAGATGCGGGTTGCGTGCCGCACGGGATGCCGCACGAGTACCCGCACACGCTCGCGCGCGCGCAATTTCCTCACTCTCCCGATTCCCGAAATGGTTGGTGGTGGTGGCATGAACCCCGCCGACCCCATCGTCACCCGCAAGGCCCTGGCCGCCGCGCTCGGCTGCAAGCCGTCGTACATCAACACCCTGCGCGCCGCCGGCCGCGTGGTGCTGGCCGATGACGGCAAGCACTACCGCCTCGAGGCCACCCGCCGGCGCATCGCGGAAACGAAAGACCCCAGCCACCAGGCGGTCGCCGACCGCCACACCGCGGCCCGTGGCGCCCCACTGGCGGGCATTGGCGGGGCGGGGCAGGGCGCTGATTCCGCCCCGGCGCCGATCGCGGCGCCTGCGCCCGCTGAGGCGGCCAGCGCGCCCGACGACGCCATCGCCGCCGTCAGCCCGTCCTTTGCCGAGGCCCGCGCCATGCGCGAGCACTACCAGGCGCAGCAGGCCAAGCTCGATTGGCAGGTGCGCATCGGCGAGCTGATCGAACGCAAGGCCGCGGAGGCCCGCATGCACGCCGGCTACACCACGGCCCGCGCCCGCGCCGAGAGCTGGCCCGACCTGCTCGCGCCGCAGCTCGTGGCGATCGACGATGAAGCCCGCATCCGCGGCCTGCTGGCCGAGGCCGTGCACCTCATGCTCACCGAACTGCAGCGCGACCTCGCGCTGGTGGACGGCGCCTGATGGTCGCCGTGCTCGCCACCGCGCCCTGGACGCCAAACCGCGACGTGGCCGCTCGCGCCATCGCCCCGCGCAAGCCGCTGACCGTCAGCCAGTGGGCGGACGCCGAGCGCATCCTCAGCCGCAAGCAATCCGCCGAGCCCGGCCGCTGGCGCACCGAACGCAACCCCCCGCTGCGCGAGGTGATGGACGCGCTCAGCGCGCGCTCGAGCGTGCGCGACATCGTCGTGATGTTCCCTATCCAGTTCGGCAAGTCGGAGATCGCGCTCAACCTGGTCGGCTACACCATGGCCCACCACCCCGGCCCGATCATGGTCTGCCTGCCCGGCGAAGTGAGCCGCAACAAGTGGATCGACCAGAAGCTCACCCCGATGCTGGAGGAAACCCCGGCGCTGGCCGCCGCGCTCACCAGCACCGCCAGCCGCAACAGCGCCAACCGCGCCGACTTCAAGGACTTCGCCGGCGGCCAGCTCTACCTCGAGCACGCCGGCAGCCCGGCGCGCCTGAAGTCGTCCAGCGTGCGCACGCTGATCGTCGACGAGCTCGACGAGTTCAGCGGCAACTACCAGGGCGGCGACGACCCGGTCGAGCTGGTCAAGGGCCGCACCTCGGCGTTCCCCGGCACCGCCAAGCGCCTGTTCATCAGCACGCCCACGCTGGCCGGCACCAGCCGCATCGCCGCACTCTACGCCGCCAGCGACCGCCGCCGATTTCACCTGCCGTGCCCGGACTGTGGCCACGCCCAGGCGCTGGAATGGTCCGGCTTGCACTGGTCGCCCGACGCCGCCGTGTGCGAGTACGCCTGCCGCGAGTGCGGGGCCACCAACAGCGAGGCGCGGTGGAAGTCGCAACTGCCGCGCGGCACCTGGGTGGCCGAAGCCCCCGAGGCGCGCACCCGCGGCTACCACATCAACGCGCTCTACTACCCGATCGGCCTGGGCCCGCGCTGGCTCGACCTGGTCGAGATGTGGCGCGCCGCGCAGAACGACCCCGCCAAGCTCAAGACCTTCGTCAACGACCGGCTCGCCGAGGTGTGGGAAGACCCCGCCATGCGCGCGGTCAAGCACAACATCCTCGCCGACCGCGCCGAGCCCTACCGCCTCCGCGAGGCCCCGGCCGAGGTGCTGGCCATCACCGCCGGCGTCGACACGCAGGACAACCGGCTGGCCATCCACATCATCGGCTGGACGCGCCGCGGCGCGCACTTCACCCTGGACTACGTCGAGCTGCCCGGCGACCCGGCCGACGACGTGGTCTGGCTCAACCTCACCGACCTCATCAACCGCCCCATCGCCCACGCCAGCGGCGCCACGCTGCGCATCGAGGCCACCGCGATCGACGCCGGCGGCCACCGCACCGAGGCGGTCAAGGCGTTCGTGCGCCGCGGCCTGATCCGCCGGCCGATGTGCATCTTCGGCGCGGTGCCCAACAACGCGCCGGTCCTGTCCAAGCCCAAGCTGGTCGACGTCAATTGGCGCGGCCAGCTCGACAAGCGCGGCGTGCACATTCACCACGTTGGCACGGTGGCGGTCAAGCACCTGCTCTACAGCCGCATCAGCGCGGATCACGACAAGCCGCGCGAGGCACGCATGGTGCGCCTGAGCGAAGACCTGCCGCCCGAGTTCTTCGCCGGACTGGTCAGCGAAACCTACAACCCCACGAAGAACCGCTTCGAGAAGCGCACCGGCGCCCGCAACGAACCGCTCGACACCTGGGTCTACGCCTTCGCCGCCGGCCACCACCCCGAACTTCGCCTGCACCGCCGCAGCCAGGCCGACTGGGACGCGGTCGAAGCGCGCCTCACGCAGGCGGGTGCGGCCGGCACGCCGCCGGGCCCTGTGCCGCCGCCCGCACCCACCACCAAACCCACCGCCGCGCCGTGGATGCCACGGCGGGGTGGGTGGATGAATCGATAGGGAATGACATGCCGAACACCTGCGAGAACTGCCAGTTTTTCGACCGCAAGCCTGCGCCAGCCACGACATCAGCGCTGTACCTGTCGCCCGCCGGCGATAACTTGGGCCATGGACTTTGCAGGCGCTACGCGCCGAAGCCCGGGGTGTTATTGATCCCGTGGTGGCCGCGGGTCAACCAGTCCGACTGGTGCGGTGAGCACAAGCTGGCGGCGCGCTTGCAGCCTTTCGGAGACTGACCGTGACCGACGACGCCGACCACGCCACCGACCTCGCCGACCGCGAGCGCGAGCAAATCCTCGCGGCGCGCCGCGCCCAGGTGCCCGCGCAGGGGCGAGCCACCTGCATCGACTGCCGCAGCGCGATCAGCGACCTACGCCGCAAGGTCGGTGCCCGGCGCTGCCTGCCGTGCCAGATCAACGTCGAACGCGCCCTGCGCGGCCTGCCGCCCTCATCGGAGACGCCATGAACGTTCGCAAGCTGCTGGCCCGCCTGAACCCGGCCACCCTCAACCTGCGCGGCGGCGGCGGTGGGCCGGACCTGACGCCCGACGACATCGCCGGCGCGCTGGGCTTCGTGCCGGCGGGGCTGGGGCGCGAGGTGCTGTGCTTCCTGTGGTGGCCGCTCGGCACCAGCCTGAAGCCCGGCCAGCTGCTGCAGGAAGTCGGCCTCGTGCAGCACGCCGAACTGCGCCGGCTGCGCCACCACCTCGACCGCGCCGTCGGCGCGCTTGAGATCGCGGAGCTGCGCTACTACAGCAGCCGGATCGCCACGCCGGACCTGCGCGCAGACGTCGAGCGCGCCATCCGGGCCCGCGACGAAGCCCGCGACCGCTGCTGGCCCTACCACCCCGAGATCTACGCCAAGATCGGCGCCGCCGTGCTGCGCGAGATGGCCGACGACCATCGCTGCCCGCGCTGCAACGGCGACGGCTGCCCGCACTGCGACCACATCGGCATCCTGCCGGTCAGCAGCCTGCAGCGGGCGGCTGCCATCGGCGTGGCCGAGACGCCCTATCGCAAGCGCTGGTCGCGGGTGTACGAGTTCACCTACCGCGCCCTGCGCGACGCCGAACAGCGCGCCGCCCGGCAACTGCACCAGGCGCTGCGCAACCCGCTGGAATCCCCTGCCTGATCCGCCCTCGCCAAGGGCGGACGCGCGCCCGGACAATGCCATCATGACCGCCCCTCTGCTCATTGGCCTCTGCGGCTACAAACGATCCGGCAAGTCAACGGTCGCCGGCGTGCTGCACGATGGTTTCGGGTTCCACGTGGAGTCCTTCGCCGCGCCCATTCGCCGCGCGGTGGCGCACATGCTGGCCATGCACGAGTTCCAACTCGAGCGCGCCAAGCAGGACCCGGTCGAGTGGCTGGACGGCCTGACACCGCGCCACCTCATGCAGACGCTCGGCACCGAATGGGGCCGCGCGCAGCACGAGGATCTGTGGGTCAGGTCCGTCTTTCGCCGCATGGACCACGCGGAGCGCGCGGCCGGCCCGGCCCGGCTGTCGTGGGTCATCCACGACGTGCGGTTTCCCAACGAGGCGCGCGCCATCCGGCAGCGCGGCGGCTACGTGGTGCGCGTCTGCCGTGGCGAGGCGCCCGACGGCGACACGCATGCCAGCGAGGTGCCGCTGCCGCCCGAACTGGTCGACGAAACGCTGCCGAACTTTCGCGACATCGGCGCCTTGTCCGACGCCACGGTGGAACTGGTGAACCGCCTGCGGCTCAGGGCCGCCGCCTGACCATGGCGGCGCACCCCGCCCAGCGCGTCGCCGACGAGCAGTTCATCCGCGACGTCGAGGCGGCCAAGGCAGCCGGCATGCGCTCCTGGGCGGAAATCGCCGCGCACCTCGGCTTCACCGAGATCACGGC